TGATTCTCCAGGGCCAGGAAGAGGTCGGCCAGGCCGAACTGGTCCGGCGGGCCGTTGCGGGGCACCCGGAGGCTGACGCTGCCGTCCTTGTGCTGGGTGATCTTCACAGCGCCACCTGCCAGACCCCGGCGTCGTCGCGGGTGACGGCCATGTTCAGCGGGACGGTGGGTCCGGCGAAGCGGCCACCGATGGGCCACCAGTCCGGGTCTGCGTTGTTCAGCCGGGCGTGGGTGGGGTCACCCTCGCGGGCCAGCATGCGGACGACCTGCACGGCCTGGCACTCCAGCACGGCCTGGCCGGTGGAGATGAACGCCCGCACGGCGTCCCCATCCTGAATGTCGCTGACCGTTGCCATCGTGGTGTCCTTTCGATCGGGGCGGGTGTAGCTGACTATACCAGTCATCGGCGGCCAGGGGAACCGGCTTTAGTTCCGGGGGAAGAAAAGAAGCGGCCCCGGCTGCCCGCTGACAGCCGGGGCCTGCGCCTGGCCCGGCTAGCGGGCGCAGGTGCAAACGATGGGGTCCAGCACGGTCAGTTCCCCGTCCCAGTGTTCTGCGTCCTGGGCACCGTCGACCACCGAACCGTCCCGAACGAAGACTTCAGCCGAGATGCGGGGGCAGTCCTCGTCGTCGTGGCCGCAGGTGGCCCAGGTGCCCATCGCGGAGAAGTCGTCGTGGCTGCGGGGGGTCTGCTTCCAGGTGATGACTGCGAACTGGCGGGAGGGAGAAGCCTTCATCGTGGTGTCCTTTCGAGTGGTGCGGCTGCCTGACACCCATAGTATCGGACTACACCGGCTTTGTCTTTAGTTCCGGGGGAAAAATTCTGGGAAATCTTGATCGCTTGCCCGTTCTTCCGGGGGAACTAGGGTGTAAAGCGTGCTGAATGACCCGGACCCCCAGGCCACCCCAGCGCCCTACAACGTGTCGGTGACCCCGTTTGAAGGCGGCGTGTCGATCACGGTCAGCGGCGGCGGCAGCTGTCAATCCGGCCTTGACACCGAATCGGTGGTGACGTTCCTGTCCGCCCTGGATGCCCAGCAGCTGGAGAAGGACGTGCTGGAGGGCCTGGGGATGCTGGAAGGCGACGGCGGGCCGACGTTCACCCAGGCGCTGCTGGCCCGGCTGGTGACGATCGCCCAGGGGGCCTGGTGAACCTGGCAACCGCCCGCCGACTGGTGGAAAAGCAGATGACCGACAGCTGCCAGGTGGAGAGGGACCGGGCCGGGTATTACGACGACGTGCTGGACATGGGCACCGGCCAGCTGCTGAAGCGGCCCCTGACCCCCGAAGTCGTCTGGTCCGGCCCCTGCCTCGTCGCGCCCACCAGCGTCGGCCAGACGGTCGAAGGGGCCAGGGTGATGGAGCGCCGCGGCTACCGCGTGCGGCTGCCCTACGACAGCCCCCAGCTGCTCCGGGGCGACCGGCTGACGATCACGTCCAGCGCCGACGACCAGCTGCTGGGCCGGGTGCTGGTCCTGAACGATTCCAGCCAGGCCGCCACGATGGACCATTGCACGATCCTGCTGGCATCCGACGTGGACCCGGTGGCCGCCCAGTGAACCCGCTGCCGACCCTGGAACTGGACGCCAGCGACAGTATCCGGGTGTCCGCCGTACTGACCGGGGTGGGTCTGTCGGCAGCCCCGAAGATCGGCGTCGTCACCCGGCACTACGGGATGCTGCTGCAGACGAAGGTGAAGGCGTACGCCAGCAAGCCCAGGACCGGGCCGCCGGGGCCGCGCATCCAGACCGGCGACTACGTGCGCAGCATCAGCCTGAACGTCAACCGGACACCGGACGGCGTGGAAGCCGCCGTGGGCACGAACAAACCGCAGGGCCGCCGCCTGGAGTTCGGTTTCGTCGGCGTGGACGCCATCGGGCGTCACTACAATCAGCCGCCCTACCCGCACTTCCGCCCGGCGCTGCTGGAAGTGCAGCCCGCCTTCCTGGCCGCCATCGCTGCCGTGGTCGCTACGCCGTGAACCCGGCGCAGCTGTCGATCACCGACGCCCTGGTGGACTTCCTGGCGGCGCAGACGGGCCGTCCGGTCGGCTGGGCCACGGCCCCGATCGACGGCGAAGGCGTGCCGGTCGACCCGCCGTACGCCATCGTCTACGCCCTGCCCGGCGGCAGCACCTGGGGTCCGGGACTGACCGGCCCGGACGAAGGGGCCCGGCTGCCCTACCAGGTCACGTCTGTGGGCCTACGTGGCGACCAGGCGGCCTGGATGGCCGACAAGGTGCGCCACGCCATGCTGGGCCGCACGAACGGCGTGCTGGTCCCTCTGGTGGCGTCTGGGGTCACGGTGCTGGACCGGGAACTGACCAGCTTCGGCGGCCAGGACCGGGAAGGCGACGTGGTGTCTGTTCCTGACAGCTTCGTAGTTCACGTGACCCTATGACTGGAGGCACTATCCGATGGCCCTTCTGACGACCCAGACGGTCGTGCCGGGCGGGACCACCCCGGCATACGTCGCGGCGAACGCGGGTGGTGACACCGTGACGCCCGGCAACGACACGTTTTTGCATGCGAAGAACGCCAGCGGCGGCAGCCTCACGGTCACCGTCGACAGCGTGACGCCGTGCAACTACGGCAGCGACCACGACCTGGTGGTGGCGATCCCGGCGGGCAGCGAGCGCATGATCGGCCCGCTTCCCGCCAGCCGTTTCGCCAGCCCCACGACGGGCCTGGTGTCAGTGACCTACAGCGGCGTCACCAGCCTGACGGTGGCCGCCATCCGAACGGGGGTGTCCTGATGGCCGACGACGACCTGATGCTGATGCAGAACCCGGACCTGCCCGGCACGCTGCCCGCCACGACGACCGAACGGGCCTTCCGTCAGGTCTGGGCACCCAGAGGCTTCGTCCGCATCGACCCCAGCGTGCAGGCCGCCACCGACGTGCTGGGCGAACCGATCGCTGACCTGGAGTCGCTGACGAAGGCGCAGCTGCTGGAGGTCGCAGCGAACCTGGGCCTGGACGGCCTGTCCACCCGCACGACCAATCAGGAAATCATCGACGCGATCCGCGACAGCAGCGCTGCCGCCGAAGAGGAAGGGTAAGACATGGCCCGCTATTTCCGCCGGGGCAAGTCGAAGGTCCGGTTCCTGCCCGCCGTGGCGAACGCCGCAGCGCCGACAGCTGGTGAGCTGACCGCCGGTACCGATCTGACGGTCAGCATCGCCGATATCGCTGGCTTCGGGTACAACAACGGCCCCATCGCCACGCCGGACCTGAACAGCACCTTCACGTCCTCCATCCCCGGCGAGGACACGACCGACGACAGCAGCATCACGTTCTACGACGACGACACCAGCACGACGATCCGCACGCTGCTGGCGAAGGGCGTGTCCGGGTACATCATGCGGATGCCCTACGGCCAGGTCACGGCGAAGCGGGCCGAAATCTGGCCGGTCACGTCCACCGGGGTGAACGACACCTGGTCGACCGGCAACGACGCAGCCCAGTTCCAGGTCGGGTTCGCCATCACGGCCACGCCCACCCTGACTTCTGTGGTGCCGTAAACCCATGGCCCGCCCGCTGACCTACGACTTCCTGGCCGGGAAGAAGAAGCCGCTGAAGAAGACGGTCGTGGTCGTTCTGGACCCGGACCTGGCGGAGACGTACGAAGAAGCCCGGCGGGAACGGGACGTGGCCCATGCCCGCGTCCAGGTGGCATCCAACAACCCGGAGGCCCACGCAGCGCTGCTGGACGCCGACCAGGCGCTGGCCGTCCTGCGGGAGCAGCTGGAAGAAGAAGACGCCATAGCCACGTTCACGTTCCGGGGGATCGGTCGTGCCGCCTACGAAGGCATGGTGGACCGGCACCGACCGACCCCGGAGCAGCGCACCCAGGCGAAGGCGAACGGCATGGGCGAACTGGCCTGGAACCCGGAGACGTTGCCCCCGGCCCTGGTCGCTGCCTGCCTGATCGAATCGGCCCTGACCGAAGCCGAAGTGGCCCAGCTGTGGTCCAGCCCGGACTGGAATCAGGCGGAACTGGGCGTGCTGCTGAACGCTGCGATCGAAGTCAACGGCAGCCGCCGGACGGTCGACCTGGGAAAAGACTTCAGGCAGACCCGGAGTTCAGATCAGAAGTCGCGTACTGCGTAGCCCACGGCATCCCGCACAGCATCTTCCTGGGCCGGGGATGGCCCCGGCCAGGGGAGGCCCTATGGACCGACGACGATCAGGACAAGGTGTCCGCGTACCTCCGCCTGGAACGGGAAGTCTGCCCCCGCTGCGGCACGGTGGAGGCCGACTGGATCGACCCGAAGACGCGGCGCTACCTGGACACGCCGAAGTGGGAGGCAGAGACGCTGCGCTGCTTCGGCTGCGCAGAGATGGAGACGGCCCAGAAGGACATTCCCGCCGGGGAGAAGGGCGTGCGGGTGGTGCTGGTGCCGTGGAGTGACGACGACGACGCAGGCGAAGAGGAAGGCGGGGCCTTCGGGTAGCTGATGGACCAGAACATCATCGTCAGGCTGGCCGCCCAGGGCGTCGGGGCATTCAAGGCCCAGATGGCGACTGCCGCCGCGTCGGTGAAGGAACTGGGCGACGCGTCCACGGCAGCTGGCGAAGCGAACACGGCGGCGGCACGCAAGGCCGGGATCGCTATGGCCGCCGTGGGCGTGGCCGCGGCGGCGATGGCAGCTGGCGCAGCGAAAGCCGCCATCGACCTGGAAACCCGCATGAACAACGTGGCGACGATCTGGGACAAGTCCGCCGGGTCGATCGTGGACGCCGGGGACCGGGTGCTGGAAATGTCGACCACCCTGCCCCAGTCAGCGAACACCCTGGCCGAAGCGCTCTACGACGTGGTGTCGTCCGGCTTCCAGGGGGCCGACGCCCTGAAGATCGTGAACGTGTCCGGCATCGCGGCCAGCGCCGGTCTGACCGACGCAGCGACGGCAGCGAAGGGCGTCACGGCGGTGCTGAACGCCTACGGCCTGAAGGCCACCGACGCGTCGAAGGTGTCGGACGTGCTGTTCCAGACGGTCAACCTGGGCGTCGTCACATTCGGGGAACTGTCGAATCAGCTGGGCGACTTCGTGGGCACGGCAGCCGTCGCCGGGGTCAACATCCAGCAGGCCGCCGCCGCCTTCGCCACCATGACCCTTTCCGGCGTCAGCGCCGCAGAGGCGGGCACCAGCC